ATCGAAAATGAAGACAAAGAATTACAAGAAAAAATAAAAAATGTAAAAAATACTTTAAAGGAGAATCAAGATGACAACTAATGGAACTCCGCAATTTTATATAGCAGAAGTAATAAAGAATCCTGACGTAGAGTCATATAAGGATGAAAATGATAAAGGAAATGATCATTTTTTAATTACTGTTCGTACTATAGGAACGTCAGAACAAGAAGATTTAGATTGCAGACCTGCTAATTCACATATCAAACAAATACCATTATTACATGAACATGTCTTAATATTTCAAGCTAATAATGAATTTTCATCTGCAGATAAAACAAGAAATCAATGGTATTATTTTCCAGCTTATAGTATACAATCAAATATAAATCATAATGCATTACCAGTAGCTGAATTAAAAGAAGGAGATGTTAATGATATTAAACAAGAAGATAATATTCCATTAGGAGAAACTTTTGAACAAAAAACAGTATCATCAATGCAACCATATGAAGGAGATGTGGTAGTTGAAGGAAGATGGGGCAATAGTATTAGATTAGGTAGCACTATAACCAAAGCGGGACAGTATACAAAAAAACCAAATTATATTGGTCAGCGATCTGGAGATCCTATAATAATATTATCTAATTCAGTTAAACATGAAAGTTCAAAATTTATAACAGAAGACAGTAAAAATGATGAGTCGTCTTTATATTTAACTACTACACAAGCAATATCAGATTTAGTACTAAATAAATCCTTAAATGTTGAATCAACAAAAGAAAATCAATATTCTGAATCTCAGTTTGTAGGTATAGCAAATCGTATAGTATTACAAGCCAAAACAAATAATATTATATTAGATGGTGAAAATCGTATATCAATATTAAGTAATAAAATAATGTTAGGTGAGGATAATGCAACTGAACCGTTAGTGTTAGGAGAAAAATTAGA